GCACCGGCAGAATCGAAACGCCGCGGTGATGCCATGGGCAAAGGCCGATGGTGTAGTCATGCCCACGGCGGCGGCCACAGTCGGTGATGTGATGGATCTCTGGCGGCTCATATACGTACAGCGTTTTGAGGCAGCAGATGCAACCGATTTCCTTGATCCGCTCGAAGCGGGCCTGTTGGGCCTTCGTGGCCTTGCCGGTGCTGTTGTGTAGGGTCATGCCGCCCGCTCCTGTTCAGCCTGCATCAGCGACTGAAACTCAGGGTCGGACCACACAACGCCACGGTCATTGCCGAACGCATACATGAGGTCGATCAAGTCGCCCATCTCCGCAATCGTCATCTTGCTGGTGCGCTGCCCGAGAATGACGAAGCCGCCATCGATTCCCATGGCGACGCGCTGGTGACGTTTCAGGCCAGCCGACAGCACATGCTTCCAGTCATCCGGCGTGAGGCGCTGCATGCGGCCGTCAACCGGCCATTCCACCTGCCGGGCGATGTCGCCCAACATGGCCCACATTCGTCGGTTTTGGACCGCGCTCCGCGTGTCCCGGTGCGCCTTGAGCGTGATGTCCTGCGGCCCCTGCGTCTCGACGGCCTCCATGATCTGGCGCCAGACGCGGGCGAGGCTTTCGCGGGTTGCTGTGAGGGTGGTCATGCGGCCACCTCGGCGAATAGGGGCATCGTCGCGGCCGCGATACGTGCCTTGGCGATCTCCGCGTATTCAGCGTCGCGCTCGATGCCGACGAACCCAAAGCCTTCAATCACCGCAGCTTTCCCAGTGCTGCCGCTGCCCATAAACGGATCGAGCACCGCGCCGCCCGGTGGGGTCACCAGACGGCAGAGGTAGCGCATCAGGTCGGTAGGCTTCACGGTAGGGTGGGTGTTTCGCCGTGGACCGCTTTCTGCACTCGGCGGCCTTTCGCCACGAGCCACACGGTAATCCTGATCCGTCCACTTGTTCCCGTTTGGGCGATGCACTGCGTCAAGATGCTCCAGCCCTTCTTCCCGATCCTGCTTGCTGGCCTTGGCGCAGTAGAAGAAACGGGCGGCTGAGCCGCCGTTGTCTGCATGGCCAGCACCAACAAACGCACCACCCTTGCCGAACACGTTGGCGCCACTGGAGCCGAGCGAGGTGTTGTTATTGCGCGGCGCACCACTCGAAGCCCCCGTCACAGGAAACGCCGCCAGAACCTCGTCGCTGCCGTCATGGATCAGGTTGGCGGGCCAGCGGCCAGCGTCGATATTTTCGATAGCGTGTCCGGTTCGCGCCCACGAGCCGCTTCGATCTTCTGTCCCGTCCGGGTTCTTTGGATATTCGGCTTGCCCTGACCGCTTCGTCGCCCCTTCCGTGCCTACCCGGCACCCATCAACATTGATCGCCCCGGTGCCATACTCCAGCACGTTCGCTGCTACCGTGCCGATGAGAGGCTTGCGGGCGACGGTGATCGGTTCTAGCGCGGGCTTCAGCGCGGTCCCGCCCCACTCGCCGTTGTGCGACTTTGGGAATCCGGAGCCATAGACCCACGCGATCATGTCCCGAATCTCGAAACCGGCGTCCTCGATGCGAACTGCCATGCGGTGTTGCGTGCGCGTGCCAGCGAACGCCAGCAGGTGGCCGCCCGGTTTCAGCACGCGCAAGCACTCGGCCCATATCTCAGTGCTCGGCACGTCGTAGTCCCACTTCTTGCCCATGAACGAAAGGCCGTATGGAGGATCGGTCACCACTGCGTCGGCGCTGCAATCCGGCAGATCACGCATTGCTGTCAAGCAATCGCCAGTGATGATTCGCACGCTCATGCCGTCACCGCCATCACTTCCACCTCGCTCACAATCCGCTCAAGCTCTTTCACCAGCTTGGCGTGATCCATCGTTTCGTCGTGGCGCTGAATTGCCCGCATAAACAGCCGCATGCCCTGTCGGCATTGAACGCTGGTGAGGCCGTCAACGAGGTCATCGGCGCTCATGTGAAAGCCTCCTGGTCATGCCATGACGGGCTTCCATCCGCGTATTCCGGCAAGGTCGGCGGCCTGTCGAAATAGCGGTACGTCTGCCACTCGAACCAAAGCGAGATGAAGGGCTCCTCGTCTCCGTTGCGCTGCTTCACACAGCCCAACATGCAGTCGGGCCTAACGATCAGGTCTTGCGTCAATCGTCCGGCCTTTCGCACGTCCGCTTCTTTTGGCTTGTTGCGCCAGACGATGACGGCGGTATCCACCATGTCCACAATACCGCCGGAACCTTTGATGTCGCCCTTCTCGGGCAGTTGGCTCTCGCCCTTCTCGGTCTTGCGGACGTGGTGCACCAGGGCAACGTGCGTGTTTTCGGTGCGCGAGAAGTCCGACAGACGATCCACGAACGATTGCTGTCCGGCGTAGTCGTCGTCCTTGATGCCCAGCTTGGAAAGGTTGTCGATCACGAACAATTCCACGCCGTAGCGCTTCACGGCGTAACGCATGGTTTCGATCAGCGTGTCGGCTTTGTCCTTCGTGCCGGGGTCGAACACCCAAAGCGAATCGCGCCAACTTTGCGAGAGCATCCGGGACTGACCCTCGGTCGGCTCGCGACGGCCAATGGCCTGAATGTGCAACCGACGCAACAGCTTGGGCGGCGTGAACTCCAAGCTGGCAATGCAAGCCCGGTGGCCCATCTTTACAGCGCTGACGGCAATCATCCCGACAACTTGCGACTTCCCGTGGCCGTTGATTCCAGCCCAAAGACTGGTTTCGCCGGGCCGCAACACAAGCGATTGAGCCTTGCCGCTCCACGGCAGCCGAATGCCCGCCTCTGGCCCCGTTTTGCTCAGTTCGGCCCACACCGCATCGGCGTAGTCCGCCGCGCTTTTCAGGTTCTCAGGGTCAAGGCTTCTCGCGCTGTCAACGGCCCGCCGCATCTCATCAGCGGGGATGCCATCGATCAGGCACTGGTTCGCGTCCTTGCGCGGCAGTACGGCCACGCGGACACGTTCGCGGCCAAGACGCTTGGCGATTTCTTCGGTGGCCTGGGCGCCCGCTGCATCGCTGTCGAGCGCCAAAACGATCTCATCGAAACAGGCCAGCCGGTCGAACTCGTTATCGATCCACTGTTGCTTGCCCTTGTCGCCGCCACCGAACGGAACCGATAGCGCGGGCATGCCGTAATCCCACATTGCCAACGCATCGAACTCGCCTTCCACCAGAATCACCCGGCGCTGTCCGGGGTCGATCACCTGCCAGCCGAACAGGCAAGGCTCGCAATCGGCATCGGTCCAGAATTTCTTTTCCGGAATGGCCCGGTACTTCGCCGCGATCAAGTCCCCGTCACGAAGATACGGGAACATCAGCGCGCCCTTTTTGAATGCCAGCTTGTACGCCGCCATGGCCGCGTCGCTGATCTTTCGCACTGAGCGAACCCACTCGGCACCCTGCGGCGGCAGCGAGCTAACGCCCTCCTTGGCGGGCTTGCTGAATCGGCGCTTTGGGGCTTCGACCTTCGGCTGTTTGATGCCAAGCCAATCCATCGCTTCGCGGCAAGCGGTCGGCAAATCGACGTTCTGCGTCTGCATCCACAAGCCGATCATGTCGCCGCTTTCGCCGGTTGCGAAGTCGGACCACACGCCGGATTTCTCGCCGGTCAGGTGAACTTTCAGGCTTTCCCCGGCGCTGCCGTCGAGGTCGCCGCAGATCCATTCGTGGCCCTTGCGCTTGCCGTCCCTCAGCAGGTGCAGGCAGGCCCGCTCCACGTCCCCGGCCAGGCGTTGTGCGATTTCAGTGGCTCGCATTGGCGGCCCCTGGTCCGGGGAATGCCCGGTTGTTTTCGTCGATGATGCGCTGCTCCCACTCGGGGATAGCCTGCCCGGCTGCCTGCTGGTCCTTGCACCAATCGCCCTTGAACCCGCGCCAAGCATTCTCCGCAGCCATCTTCACGGCCTGAGCCGGTGAAAGCCCGGCGGAAGCCGCCTCTCGCTTCACCGCCTCCCATGCGCTCACGGTCAGCGGCGCCCGATGCTTCGCCCTCACTGCCAGCCAGTCCACGGCGTGCTGGTCGTTCACCCCTTCCGCCGCCATCTGCTTGGCCGTCACGGTTTTGGATTTCTTGGGCGTTGGGGAATCATCGCCGCCATCAGGCGGCAAGCGCACTTCGGTGCGCGTGTCTTTTGCTTTTTCTTCTTTTGGAAACGGTAACGGAGACGGAGACGGAGACGGAGACGGTAACGGAGACGGGGCACTGCCAAAACCTGCCAATGGCATGCCACTGGCACTATCTTGGCACTGTGTTTCGGTGCTACCCGCATGCGTCGAGCTTGCTTCTAGCAACTTTTCTGCATAGTCGGGCATGAGCTTGGCAGCAGATTTCCGTCCGTGTTGCTTGCACAGCGCAGCCCACCGAGACTTCTCTGAGCGCGCTTCGGCACCCGCAGCCCAAGGGTTATGTTCTGCCCAGTCGTGGACGCTTCGCGTGCCCTCTGCGCCATCCAGAAATCCGACATCAGCAAGCGCGGCGACAAAAGCCCCAGGCTCGCCAGTCCAGTCAACGGCGAGCTCGATGTCCTCGTCGGTCAAGCCTTCCAGATCGCCAGATGATCGGTTGCCAGCCACCCATAGGAATAGGCAGACCAACCTGAACGCGCCACCCTCACCAATGCGGCGGATGAGCTTTTTGGTTTTCGGATGACGCGGCAGTTCGAGCGAAATGCGGGCGTCCATCAGATCTCTACACCCAGCTCAACCATGATCGATGCGGCGCGAAACGCTGCTTCAAATCCGGCCTTCCTCTCTGCTGAAAACTCCATGTCCATGTCGCCCCAGCCAGTCAGATCAGACAAAAGCTGCATCACTGCCGGATGCGCCATCGCTGCTTTGGCAAGCTGCGCCGCCTCACTTAATTCATCTGCCATGCTCATTTCCTCGCCATCCAGAGAAAAGGCCCCGGCGTGAGGGCGCGGGATGGCAGCGCGCCCTCCGGTGTTGCAACACCGTGCCGAGATAGTCGTTGCGGGCGCTCACACGCCCTCCCTGTCCGCAATGCTGCGGATGGCCCGCTCGTAATCGGCAGGGCTTGCCTATGGGTTCGCGTGGACCCAATCGGCCTTGCTCATTTCGTACCGCTGATGCGCCGTGTGCTCGCGGCAGAATCGCTCCGCATGCGGCCAACAGACGTCGGCATACCAAGATTGATCGGCGCGCTTGCGCGATGCGATGCTCTTGCCGCTGACGCCGATTGAGCAGGTGCCAGCGCCCGCTTCGGGATTGATCGCGTCGGGCACGAAGTGCGAGCAATCGACGCACCTTGTCCAAGCGCTATCCACGTTCGCGCGCCTCAAGTGCATCAAGCTCCATTTGCAACCGATTCCGCTCACGCGCCGTCAGCCGCGCGCCACGAAGCTGCAGTTCCAGCTCCCGGCGCTCCTGTGATCTGGGCACCGAACGCAGCGCCACGGGCTTCGAAGGATGGCCCTGGCGCGGCTTGCGCGGGCGAGCGCTGAACTCCAAGCGCGGAAAGCGGGCGGGCGTGGTCATGCGGCGCGGGTGTCGCGCAGAAAGCTTTTGATCGTCGCCAACTCGGCTTCGGCGGCTTCGCGCTTCTCGCGCTCCTGCCGCAAACGGCCCTCTAATTCGCTCTCACGCTTGCGCAGCGATGTCGGGTCATAGCCCCGGCTGTAGGCCAGCCAGAGAAGCGGCAGGTCGGTCCCTGTGGCATCCATCAGGCGATCCAGAAAATCGCCCTTTATCCCGGCGTCGCCCTGCTTGATGCGTGCCCATGTCGGAGCATCAACGCCGGTATCGATTGCAACCACCTTGTCATAGCTGCCGGACATCTCAGCGGCCCGCGCACAAGCGTGATGCAGGCTGCGGATATTCGGCAAAATCGACAGGTCGATTTGCAGTGCCGGGCGCTTAACGCGCAGGTCCAATTGCATGTCCATGGGCGACCTACAAGGAAATTGCGTTGCGTTGTAAGTCGGAATCAGGGCAAAAAAAGGCCCATGAATACGAGCGAACACGACGCGAGGAATAAAAGGCCCGACGCGCGATCTGGAGAACACGCGCCGGGGAATCGCCCTGCCCCGCGAGGGGTGACGGGACAGGGAGAGGAGAAAGGTTCACGCCGCCTCGCTGGTGGAGGGGGTGCTACGGATGAGGGATTGATGCAGCGCCAACAAACTGATGGCGGCATCTGCGCGCGGGGCGGCGGTTCGCCCTTTGATAATTTCACGCACTGCATTGGCAGTTACGCCCATGTGCCGAGCGATGGAATCGACCGATTCGCCGCTCAACATCAGTTCATCAATTCGCTGTTTCCATGTCATGCAACCTAATTTACAGGATACTGTAAGCGCACGTCAACAGCATTCTGTTACAGCGTTCTGTGACTATCGGCGCATGGAATCGGTAGGTGACAGAATCAAGAAAGCACGCGCGCGCGCAGGCATGTCGCGCACCGAGCTTTCTAAGCGCTCGAAGGTCGGCTATAGCACCATCGCTGAAATCGAGAACGGCGGCATGCGCTCATCGACAAAGTTGCACCAGTTGGCGGCCCCGCTAGGAGTCTCGGTTGAATACCTAGCAACAGGAAAGGAGGCGCCGACATTGGCGCTCCCCGCTCCACCCCTTGCCATTGCGGGGCCAGCTTCTACAAGCGAAACCCGTCGCATTCAGCAGCGTGAAGGCGGATGGATCGGGGCCAAGATGACGCCCGCCCAGCAATCCCTATTGCGCGCCGTCGAACTGATGGGGCGAACAATCCCCGACGAACGTGCCAAGGCGCTCGCCGAGCTGGTGCTGTTGTCTGGAGGGCCTGTCGACGCGCCGCCAAAAATCACGGAATGACCTATCCCGCCGCCCTCGCCCTCGCCGCCCGCTACGGCCTGCAACGCGAGTTCGCCATGAGCTACCGGCAGGTCCGGCCTTGGTGGGCGTTTTGGATCAGCGAGGAGCGTGCGGTATGGTCTGCGCTGGTGGATTGTGATTTGCAGGGGCATCGAGTGACAAGCAAAAATGATGATTC